ATTACTACCACCACTGGTCATGTAGATGTGTCCATTGACCGAAGTATCATAGTCACCACCTGCATATGTCTTGAAATTACCATCCATCATTATGTCAGTATTGCCCATAAATCTTTGCTTAACATCCTGATCTACAGTTTCTTCTTTTTTCTTTTTAATCTGTATTTTTTGATTACCATCTACAATTAAGATATCATCCTCTACAACATAGGTATGCATTTCCTTATTGACTTTTATATTAAAATTTCGACCTGCTTCCATGTTTATATCGCGGTCAGCATAAAAGTTAAAATCATTTTTGGTATGAATACTAATGCTATCCTCACAATAAATATCCATTTTTCCGTCGCTAGTCAACTCAATCCAAGCTGTACCGCGTGCATTACCTATATAAATTAAATCCTCACTGTTATGCATCAGGATTTGATGTCCAGTCCTTGTTCTTAGACGAATAAGTTCATTGTGTAGTATTTTACGGTCACCTGTTTCACCTTTTTCCACTGATGCATATTCTGGTGGACCTTCACTTGCTGATTTTTTTCGAAGGAATTTATCATCTCCGTCATCCATGACAAAACTACTGCCACCCATTCTACTAATAGGAACTCCAGCTGCTTTTGATTCTACTTTACCTACTTTTCCAGTTGGGCCATCTTTATCAAGCGGTCCAGGTGTACTAAGTCCTATTACTGCACTGGGAACTTCACGACGAGCACTACTAGTTGTAATACCCCTTATGTCGTCCTTAATCAGTCCTTGTTCTTTTAAAGTATTATAAAAAAATTTATGTTGTGGCTTTTTGACTTTTGTTAGATCTTTGGGTAATGGTTGTTCAAATTTTTTATTATATTCACCAACAGGCACACGTTCTTCATCTCCATTGTCTACAAAGCTTGTGGCAGCATACCCTGGTACATTAAAATTAATGTCAGAGTCAGGAACACAGGCTATCCAATAGGCTTGCTTGGGATCACCTTCTGCAAATACAACTAGTACTGTGGTGCCTACATCTGGTGGAACTCCCCAAAATCCATAACTTTTTTGTGTACCATCATAGGTATTTTCGGTACTATTATATTCTTCACTAGTATAACCGTAAAACGGGCTAGCATATTTTGCTATGAAAACTTGTCCTGAACGTTTTTTATCATTGCCTACTTGTTTGACTAGTTGTACTTCTAAACTGCCCATGTATTTAGGATCAGTATGACTTACTATAACTGCCAAAAAAGGTCCAGAATTGTTACTATTTTTCTCTATCGGCTCTCGTTTTTCTTCAGCCACTTTATCACCTATCGTTATCTATACTTGGGTCAGGAATACCTTGACCTGGTTTAAAATTATCCTGTTGTGCGTCAGCAATAGTTTTAGGAGGACTGTCCCCACCGCCTTTGAGATTTTGATTTGGCATACGCATCAAATCTAAACTCTGTGTAAATTGACCTTTATCAAACACACTTTCTATTCTACCTACTCTATAAAGACCACTAAACTGTGGCACTACTTCGCCTGATGGAAAGTCATAAAGACCTGTAGTATGATTTATATCAACTGGATTCCTAAAGTATACCTTAATATAAACTTCACCACGTTGGTAATTTATAGCATAATCAGCTGTAACACTATTATTATCAGTGCTCTTAGCTGTATAATTACCCATACCACTATCACCAATAAAAAACGGATCACCTAAAATTTTTAAATTTACTGAGACCATATCAGCTATTTGATTGATGGCATAATGAAATTGTCTAGCGGCTATAGTACCAGGATCATCTTGATTTGCACCACCTTGATTTGATCCAATATCAATCATATCGTTTACAACAACTGGTTTTACTTCCGAATCTTCCATGCCACCTCGCATGTCATCAGTTACACCGGCATCATATTTTCTCCCAGCAGCATCAGTACGAATGTTAGTTTGTTTAGCAGTATCTTCTGATGGGACTGTAGGCGTACTATCAGCTGCGGCTTTGTCACGCATCTGTATACCTTTATTATTTTTACCACTGTCTGCGGCCAATGCTGTGTAAAAACCTGTATTAAAATTAATTTGAAAATCTATAATATCTAAATTTTTACCAGTGTACATATAATTGTATTCTTTAATGGCAGTTTTGGCTATTTCCTGAACGCCTTTTGCTTTATCTTTTGGTTGAATAAATCTACTATGATGAACTTTATGTGGCATTATTCTATACACCGCTAGAGTAGGATAACGTCCATTTACATTCATATTTTCGTCTGTACCTAAAATATATAATTGTGTATCTATACGCCACCAAGTTATAAAGCCATCTTTATCAAAATTTTCTGGTTGTAGTGCTTGTCTACCATAATCACTACTTAGAATAACTTGATTAATAATATTAGGAATACTAGTTCCTTGCTTGAATGATGCTTGACCTTCTCTTTCCTTAATAATTATATCACCTCTGACAAATACTTTTTTCTCAGGATCCCAAGTTGTATCTTCTTTACTAAAAATAGCTTCAGTCTTACGCTGATCTGTAAATCCCATATCAGCAGTGCCTATTTTATTCACATTATTATTTTGTACTAGGTTATAATCGTCACTGGCTTTTTCAACTCCAAGTTTTTTGAATACTCCTGTATCTCCGTACACAGCTTGGCTACCTGGATCTACTGTATATCCACCAGGGTTACTAGAATCATCGCTGCTACCAGTTCCTTTATCAGTGCTTATGTCAGCAGGAAATAAAAATAACATTTGATCAGCCACTGGTACTTCACTGTTTTTGGCCTGTTGTCTCAAAGCTTCATTAATAATGCTTTGTAGACTACCCTCGCCCTTTTGTAACATTTCCTGTACGGTACGGCCTTTCATTACTACATCAGTTTTTACTGTACCTATTTGAGTACTATAGGCTCTTTCATTCCATGGTACAGCCATACAGTTATAACTACTGCCCTGTGCTGTTACACGCATTTCCATATTCATAATTTTTAATGGAAAATGCTTTGTTGCTATACTTTTAACATTTTGTTTTGTATAATCGTGATGACCAACAAATTCTAAAGTCAACAATAAAGGACATTGAATCCAATTTTTATATCCTGATTCCATAGCAGCCACTTGAATACTTTGGAAAAATAATCCTATACTGTAAGGTTCAACAACTGTAAATTCTATTCCTGTACTGTTGGTATTACCAGTCATTTTATCTAGACCAGTTACACCATTTATTCTTGCATTTTCTATAAAAAAATCAAATTTTCCTGCTGGGTTAGCATCTGATTTAAAGTTTTTCAAACTTACTCTGTTATCTGGATCTCCACTACCACTTCTAAGTATCAATGGTCCGTATTGTCCTTTTTTATAAGTTTCATCAGGAAAGTTTATGTGATTAGGTGTCATCACACTCAATGTCCAGATATAGTTATAACTAGCATAGTCAAAAAGAACATTTGAAAATGGTGGCTCACCTGCTTTGGCCTGAAGTTTTTGCGGACTATCACCGATTTCACTTATTCCAGTTTGCTCAATTGCGTTATTACTACCCGTTGGAGCAAAGTCATAAATGTTTTCATTATTAGCAGATATATTAGGATTGCCAGGAATATTACTAAACTTGTTTATAGCATTGTTTAGATTTTTTCCTAATGCGTCCTTAACATTGCCTACTCCTAGACCACTCTGTAGTCCATTGACTAGGCTAACATTGTCTAATTTTTTTACGGGTACTAGGTCACTTAGTGCTTTAGTAGCTGTTTCAAAATTTGGTAGTATAGGCATATTAGGATCCTAATACTCTTTTTAGACTGTTGGCTTTAGGCAAATAAATTTGAGTACCTGGTATAAAATCAAAAATAGGATCTTGAATTACATCTAAATTACGCTGCATGAACACCCACCAAAGTTCGTAAGTTCCATATAAGTCAAATGCCAACAGATCAGGTCTATAGGTATATTGTGGTTCTATAGTATACAAATAGTCATCAGTTTCAGCACTTACTGGTCTTACTGTTAATGTTGACAAATATCCCCTATTGATAGAAGTAGTGTACCAAGGGCTATTTGAATTATATTT